ACCTTGTTTGGTCTTTTAAATTATGACCAATCTAATGGTAAGAAGTTATCTACTGACATATCAAAGGCAACTGCTGATGATTCATCAGGCTTTGATGTTCATGCGTTTATTGATGCTGAGGGTAGCCTAGATGAGATGCACCAAGGGTCAGGCTTGATGATTGTTCATCCTTTGATTGCAACTAAGATGAGAAAACAGCGACTACTTGAGAGAGTAACCACCGCTGATGATTTAAAGCCCATTGATATGTATAACGGTCGCAGGCTTATCCAGTCAAAGCGTGCCACGGTCATAGGCACAGGCAAAAACGCCAAATATGTCTCTTATTTGTTAGGGGCTGGGGCATTTGCTGCTGATATGGTTGCAGGGCATGATGATTTGGAGCTTGAACGCACAGCGAACACAGGCAACGGCTCAGGTCATACCACGCTATGGACACGCCGTAACATGCTTATCCACCCCCAAGGGTTTAGCTTCATCGGTGAGCCTAGTACGCTAACAGGTGGCACAAAAAATGAAGCGCTGTCACCGAGTTGGACAGACTTAACCACAGCGGCAAACTGGCGATTGGACGCTGATGCTGATGCTACCCCCATTCGCTTTTTAATCACCAACCTATAAGGAGAAATTCATGTCATTACCAAAAGATAAGGTTAAGCCTGCTTTTAATTTTACCTATCCATCAGAGCGAGCGTATTTTGATGAAAGCAAAAGCACACTGGCTAACGCACAGGTAACAGACCCTGCCAAAAGTGGGGCAGACTACGGCATCAAAGACCCACAGGTTACCGAAGCACTGACAGGTACAAAGAGCGAGACCGCTAAGGTTGAATAACAGCCAAACAGCACGAACAAAAGCCCCATCTGTTTTAGGTGGGGTTTTTAGGATGAAACAATGATAACACTTGATGATTTAACAGACATTGATAAGGCTGATGAACAAACCGTGGTTATTGTCAATGCGTGGCTAAATAAGCATAAAATTAGGGCATTTGATAAGACCCCTGACCCCATCAGGCAAGCAGGTAGGTACATTGCCAAAGCATGGCTTGATGGGGATTTGTTTGCCACACGCACCGAAGGACAGGTCATCTCAAAGTCATCAAAGGCAGGTGATGTGTCTGTTTCAAAAACCTATGCAGATGGACAGATGGGGCAGGCTATGAGCCAAAACGAGCAAATCGCTTTAGCACTTATTGAGCCGTATTTACAACAGCCTTTGGGAATGTTTGGCTTGCCTTTGGTTAGGGTGTGAAATGGGATTAAATGCTGAAATTAGTACTGAAATTACCCAAGCCTTTGATACTGATTTAAAAGATGCTGTCAAAGACTTCACAGGCAGGCGTGTCATCTTATCTGATGATGATTGGGCGGTTAATGATACCCAAGTACTATCTACCATCAATTACAGCGGTAGGGGCGTTTTTACAGGCTTTTACGCCCATGAGATTGATAACAAGACCATCATGCAAAGCGATGTTAAGCTGATTTGCTTACAAGATGAGCTGACAGAGATACCACAGATTGATGATGAGATTAACGAGATGAAAATCATCAGTATCAGTCATGATCCTGCTGAGGTGAGCTTTACAATTCAGCTAAGGGGCTTTTAATGGGCATTAAATGGAATAAAAAGCTTAGCATTGAACCCATTGCTGATAAGATTGACGCCACTTATCGCAAATTTGCCATTGACTGCTATAACAATGTCATCGCCCTAAGTCCTGTGCGTAAAGGGCGTTACAAAAATGCCCATCATATCAGCATTGGCAGTCCTAGCTATGCCGAGACAGGCGGTGGCATTGAACTTATCTTAGGCATTCCAAAGCACACCTACCCACTCATCTACATTCAAAACAACTTGCCCTATGCGTTGCGACTTGAACACGGCTGGTCACAACAAGCCCCAACAGGGGTTTATGGCAATGCCTTTAACAGTGCATTGGGCAATCTATCATAGGATAAAGTGATGAATGCGTTTAGCCAAAATAAAACTTTACGAGTTTGGAGCTATTCAAGGGTATTGCTGAAATTATACGAGCAACACAGGGGCAATGATGGACACAGCACACATTGAACAAACGCTACTGACGCATATCAAATCATGGGAGCATTTTGATGATGTCCCCTTAGCCAAAGAAAACCGAAACTTTAAACCCCCTGATGGCATTTGGGGTAGGGTTACGATTTTAGGCGGTGTCAATCAAGTACGCAGTATTAGCAATACGCCTAATATCCTGCAACAAGGCACGCTGGTAATACAGCTGTTTTGCCCACAGGATTTAGGCACGGTGGCGATTAAGCAAAAGGCGGATAGCCTAGCTAATCATTTACAAACAAGGCGGTTTGGTAGGCTTGAACTGTTAGCCCCCAGCATCATCAATGCAGGGTTTCATGATTGCTATCAAATCAATGTAAGCGTAGCATGGAGATACTACTAATGCCAAAAAACCGACACCGACGGCTATTACAGCTGTATGGTGAAATTAATGAACTTGGGGCAATATTAGACGCCCCAAAACCCAAAGATATTCACCCACATGAGTGGATATTAATGAAAGACCAACTTTATTATATGCGTCAGTATTACCGAGTGTTAAAACAACGAACTGATGATACGGAGAATTGATTTATGTCTAGTGGAGCATTTGTTAAAACGGCGTATGCCAAACAAACAGGCGAAACCCTGCCTAAAACTGGCTGGAAAACCTTACCAAATATCAGTAATGGCTTAACCGTTGCCACAGAGCTTACAAACAGTGAAATGCTGTCAGGCTCACGCATGGCAAAAGCAGGCATGGTAACATCAGCAAGTGTGCAGGGCGATATTGAGACCGAGCTTATGTTTGGGGCGTATGATGAATTAATTGCTGCTGCTTTTTGGAGTGAATGGTCAGCAGGTGCTAGCCCTAATACGCTAAGCGTTGGTGCAACAAAACATCAGTTTGCTATAGCCAAGGATTTTAGCGATATTAATGTTAACCATGTCTTTACAGGATGCGTTGTATCAAGCTTTGGTCTGACGATTGATACTTCAAGCTTGATCAAGCTAAAGTTTGGCATGACAGGTCTAGGCTATCAAGAAAGTAAAACGGAATCATTTGCCAAAACACCGACCGCCCAAGCAGATACCGCTAAGGCAAGCGGTTTGTCTATTGGCGAGATTAAAGTTAATGGCACAAAACTTGATGTGTGTGTTGAAAGCTTTAGTTTTGAGCTTGATAACCAAACAGAAGTACAAAAGTGCTTGGGCGATAATATCTATGGTGGTAATATCTTAGCCATGCTTACCAACATTACAGGCTCTATGACGATTGCTTATAGCCAAAAAGCCCATGAGATGATTAGTAACCAAATGACAGGGACAACGCTAAGCCTTGAGTTGCCGATTAAGTTTGGTAATAGTAAGTATGTGATTAAAATCCCCAAATTTCAGGTATCAGGCGAAATCCCAAGCCCATCAGGCACAGATTTGGTTACCGTGGATTTGTCTTACACGGTGGTTGATGAAAGCCCAGTGATTGAGAAACATACCGCCTAATCAGTGATAAAACAAAAGCCTAGCTACTGCAAATAGCTAGGCTTTTTTATTAACCCCTTTTGGCAGATAAAAGGAATTAACTTGTGGAATATATTACCATAATTGTGGATTTTATGAAATATTTAATTGAAAAACACGGCTTATTTGTCATTTGGCTGATGGTGGCAAGTCTGATTACGCTTTATAAGCTGGATATGATTTTAACCGCCGTTCATTTGTTTTTTAATTAAGATGGGCAATATTATCCATACGATTCGATAAACTTTAAGGAAAAAATAACATGGCATTTGATTTAACACTCTTAAAAAAAGACGCTAAGATGAGTGCTAAGCGTGAGATTGAATTTGATGGGCTTGAATTGACGCTTGAAATTCAAGCAAGCGAAGCATTTAAACGAGCCGCCGCTGAAGTACAAAAGATAGCAAACACGCCCAAAAAGGTAACCAAAGACAGCTTAAAGCGTGGCAACCAAGATGAAATTGGCGAGTATGAAGCCATGCTATTTATCTTAGGTGAGTATTGTATCAGTCAATGGAATGTTACCGCTGATGGTGAGCCATTAGCCATCAATGGCGATAACTTTTTAATTTTGCTTGACCAAGGTTTTGAAAAAGACAAATTAACACAGTTTATTACCTTGCTATTTGAAACTTATGCCAGCCTTAGCCAAGAATTTGAAGACAACAAGGCAAAACTGGTAAAAAAGTCCACGACTGCTACCAATGGGAAAAAATCAGGGTAACACTTACCCCAAACCGTATTGAAAGCTATCAGCGGTTGGGGGTTGATTTACCCACGCCTGCCGCTGCCGATGTATATGTTGACAATGTCTTTATGGTTTTTGCCCTAGCAAACCGAGCAAGGCGATACACCCAAGGCATCGCTTTGCCCTTGTCTGTGCGTGATGTTTGTGATGTTTGTGAGCATTATCAAAGCTTATTGCCCAGGGCGTGGCTGTTTGAGCTGGTTTTTATGCTTGATGATTTATGGCTTGATGAGTATAACAAAAGCTCTAAGAAAACTTAGGGCTTTATTTCAAAATAATATCTTAACAAACAAGAAAAAATGTTGTAAAGTTATAACTCCGATTAACTAGGGAGTTATTGAATGAAAAAGCTTTTAATTGATGAAATTGATTTGGCAGACCTACCACGAGCGATAGCATACACACATAGCTTATAGCTTAATGATCAAGCCAGATGCAAAGGAACAAGGGGAATTTCAAATCACCTGTCATCAGGCAACTAACCAAGCGATGAACTATCTGCATGGTTTGCACGCAGAAATCAAACGGCTTGGGGGCGTAGCACCCAGCTTGGATATAGATGAAGATGAAATCGCTAGAGCCATCATTACAAGAATGGTTCAAGGTAAGAGATTTATGGTCAATCTTGACTAGCTCATCAGATGATGGGCAGGGCATTGGTATTTGTTATTGATAAGTAAAACAAATTGTTCAAACCATATCATGCTTGCTATAATATAATTTCAGCGATACTTTTAGTATTGTTATCATCAAGGAGATGGGTGTATGCAAGATAATGCTAAAAAATCAGATGCAACTCACCACTCTGCTCAACTTTTGCGTGATATGTTTAGTTGCCTAAACCAAGCAATGAGCAGGGAAACCGAGAAATTTCACCAAGAGCAAAAAAAGGTAAAAGAGGAGATTAACCGTGGCGCAAGAATTACCAACCACAGAATCTCTCTTTGATTTTTTATATCTTGACAGCATTAAAATTCGCTCGTTTTATGCGCAGCTGACAGGGTTTGGCTCGTTGGCTAGCATTAAGGCAAATAACGCACTTAATAGCAGCTTAGCGAGCGAGGGTGCTTTTGGCGTAAATGCTATGGCAAAGATTGACGCTAAGGTGAACTATGCTACAGGTGAAAATCAATCTAGCGAAAAGACTTATGATGCGACACCAACATTACCTAGGGAAATGATTGATAAGCTAGACGAGTTAGGATTTATCAGTCGAGAACTTGGTGAGAATTCAGCAGGTAATTTGGTGTTATTAAACGGTGTGCTAAGCATTACAGATATAGAAACACTGCAAAATCTACTTGAGCCAACAATGCACTTTGCAACCGAAGAAGAATACAAGCAATTGTATGGTGATAGAAAAAGGCAGGCGGTAAAGAAAAAGCTTGAGGAAAACAAGCCAGTGGTTCAATTAATTAAGGCTATTCCATATGCACTTGAAGCTAGACTAAAAGTCGGTGAAGACATGGTATGGATGACCTTAAATCGTGGAGAAATGGTCGGCAATCCACACGATATCAACCTAAAGCATGGTAAGGTGTTGTTTGGGGAATATTATGTTTTGGGAGTGTTAGACGCCATCCCAAATGATGATATGAATATAGATATGACAACTGGTAGCTTTGGCGATGTAATCTTGGAATTGTCTCAGTCGCTCAAAGAAACAATGGGTAGGAATACAAGCAGTTATGGCATCACTCCGATTGCTATCTTTAGAGTAATCCGCACCAATCAACAAGCTAAATAGCACTATATAACTTAAAAAACCAACCGTCCTTTATGGGCGGTTTTTTATTGGGTGAATTTATGTTAAATACATACCGCTTAGACATACAGGTAAATGCCGATAGTGCTAATACCGCATTGGGAAATCTAAAAGAGCATTTTGATAAGATTGAACAATCAAGCGGTAAGGCAAGCGTTGGTATTGATGGCTTTTCAGACAAAGCGGATAAGGCGTCAAAATCCAGTAAAAAAGCAGGTGATGGGGCTAAAAAGTTTGGTGATGATGCCAAAAAAGCAGGTAATGATATTGATGACTTAAAGCATAAAGCAGATGGCTTAAAAACAGCGTTTGGCACATTAAAAGGCGTGATGTTTACCGCCCTTGCTGTTGCTGGCGTTGGTGGTATCATTGCCACCGCCGATGACATGCAAACACTTACAAGCCAAATTAAAATTGCCACCACAAGCACCAAAGATTATGCCCATGCAATGAGTGAGATAGAACGCATTGCGATGGGTAATATGGTCAGCCTTGACTCTGTTGGGCAATTGTACGCATCAAATGAGCGGTCATTAAAACAACTTGGCAAAAGCCAAGATGAAGTGATTAAGTTTACCGAAAATATCACAACAGCAATGCGTGTCAGTGGTGGTAGTGCAGAAAGCCAAGCGGCCGCATTAACTCAGCTTGGGCAAGCCATGGCGTCAGGGGTGTTGCGTGGTGATGAGTTTAACTCAATTGCCGAGCAAGCTCCTGTTATTATGGAGCTGATGGCAGACAGCCTAGGGGTAACAACAGGCAAACTGCGAGATATGGCAAAAGAAGGTAAGCTTACCTCAAAGGTTGTTTATGATGCCCTTGCTGGTGCGTCTGCAAGTGATAAGCTTGCTGAAAAATCCAAAAAAATGTCTACAACCATCAGCGGTGCAATGCAAAACATTCAAACGCAGTGGCGTCTTGGTGTTGATGCCATCATGAATGGTGAGGGCGGTTTATCCAGCGTGCTTGCTGATGGTATTAATAGCATTGCGTTGGGGGCGTCATCATTTGTTGATAGCTTGCCTGCGATTAATCAAGCCATCACTGATACCATTGCCAAAGCCAAAGAAATGGGTACGGCATTTTTAGAGTCTGATTTTGGGCAATCTGCGATACAAACTGCCAAAGATGCCTTTGAACAATTAAAATCAGCCATGCAAGGTGTGGTTGATATTGCAGGCGATGTAAAAGCATTCTTTGAGAAAAACCCTGAGCTTGCAATTGCACTGGCGAGCGGTGTTGGGGCGGTTGCTGGGGCGTTTTTATTATTTAAAGGTGTGCTGATTGTATGGGCAGGGGTGGCAACGCTGGCAACAGTGGCGGGGGGGGGGGGGGGGGCGGGGGGGAGGGGGTCGAACAAGGCGC